AAGAAACCGCAAAACTCGGCGCCCAACACGCTGATGAAATCGCAAGCCTGGAATCTAAAATCCAAGTGCTTGAAGAAACAAATTTACTTCTTGAGGAGAAACAAACGAGCGCCGACGAAAAAGCAGTTGAAATTGCTGCAAGCGTAGGCGTTGAAGGTCCCGTTGAGGAAGCCAAACCAGAGCCGGTGCAAGAGGCAAGCATTGATGCGTTATGGGACCAATACAACGCAATCGAAGGCAAGCAAGAGCGCCGCGCTTTTTACGTTAACAACATAAAAGAAAGACTCTAATAAATGGCTAACACATTAGGAGGTATTAACCTCGCACAAATCGCGGAGCAATCCCTCGATTATCTATCAACTCAATTTCATCCATTGCGCGCTTTTGCTCGCGATTTCAGCGATGAGATTTCTGGACAAGGCGAATCTGTCACAACGCGCGTGCCGTCTTCAATGACAGCAAGCGACTTGTCAGCCGGTTACGCTGCAAGTGACGTCACATCAACGGCCTGCGTAGTTTCGCTTAATAAATTCAAGGGCCATTCGGCTGCGTTTACAGACATGGAGGTTTCAAAAGCTGGAAGCTTTGATTGGCTATCTAGCCAATTTCTTGCGCCCGCTTTGGAAGTGACGCTTGATGCTGTAATGGACGACTTGCTTGCTTTGGTTACAAACGCCAATTATAGCAGCAACGAAGTTATTACCGCCGCAAATTTTGACGCGGATGAAGTGGCAGACTTGGCAGGAGATTTGACAACTGCCAAATGTCCAAAGTCAGAACGCGCCTTGATTTTGCCGGCAAATTATTACTCATCTTTGCAAAAAGATGCGCTCATACAAGACAGCTCTAGCTATAATTCATCAGCCGGTATTCAAGAGCATGCCGCCCAACGCGTGCATGGTTTTGACGTTTACGAATACACCGGAATTCCAACCAATTCAGAGAACCTAGCCGGCATTGCTCTTCACCCATCAGCTCTTGTTCTGGCAGCACGAACACCTGCCGCACCTGATGACGGAAGTGTAAGTGTCCAAGATATTGTAGACCCAAGTACTCAGCTTCCTATCCAGCTTCGTACCTTCTATGACAATGTTGCGGGCAAGCATTACCTGACAATGGGCGTCCTTTACGGAGTAGCCAAGGGCAACGGTGCCGCATTGAAGCGAATCAAAAGCGCTTAATTAAATGAGCAACACATTGGCAGGAGTTTCACTTGAGCAAGTCAGCGAACAAACGCTTGATTTGTTGAGTGAAAATTTTTGGATGTTTTCCCTTTTCGCAAGAAACTTTTCGGAAGACATCAGGGAGCGCGGGGACCGCACGGTTACTCGCGTTCCTTCCAGTGTATCTGTCAAAGATTTTACAGCCGGCTATGGCGCCGATGACCTGGTCAGCCAAGAAATTGAAATTGAGTTAGCAAACCACAGAGGCTTTTCAATGTGTTTTTCAGAAATGGAAATGGCAAAAGCAAAAAGCCCAACAATTTTAGAACGCACCTTCATTCGACCAGCCATTGACGCAACGGCAAAAGCGGTAGCCGATAGCCTCCTTGCGCTCATAACACCTAGCAACTTTTCAGCAAGCCAAGTCCGCACTCAATCAGATTTTGATTCGGATGATTTGGCTGATGCGGCGGCAACTCTGACGAATAACAAGGCGCCCCGCGGACTTAGGAATTTAATGGTTGGGCCGGGCTACGCATCCAGCCTTGCCAAGGATTCCGCAATCATGGACGCATCAGCCTATGGCACTGCCGGGCCTTTACAGGACGGCGAGCTTGGCGCGGTGCATGGTTTCGGGATTGCCGAATACCAAGGCATCCCAACCACCAACAACCTTGAAGGTTTTTACTGCCACCCAAGCGCGCTTTGCATAGCGGCGCGCCAAATCGGCAAACCACTTTACGGCAACGTTGAGGTAATCGACTCCATAGAACCAAGAACCGGGTTACCGCTACAATGTAGGAAATTTTTCCACCCCACTCAGGGTAAATATTATTTAACCGTTGGGCTACTTTACGGCGTCCAAGTTGGCAACCAAGACGCACTTATTAGACTTACAAACCAGTAGAAAAACACATGATAAATAAACCATCTTTTTGCGTCGGATTCGACGAAGGCGGCGCGCCTGAGATTATTGAAATCGGCAGCGCGGAAACATGCAAACAAGCTTACATTGCAGAGCGTGACAACCCTAGCGGCAAATTTAAAAGCCTTGCCGTGTATAGAAAGCCGCCTTACTGGAAGCGCGTTGACCTAGCGTCCGCGCCCAAGCCCAAAAAGGCCGCCCGCTCCAAAGCTAAAAATTAACGCTGGTCGCGTGCGCCGGCGTCTTGGTTTGTGGTAACCCGGGGCGCCGGCTTTTTAGCATGGCAAACAATCGCATAATAAATACCCGCGCTGGTTGGCTTTACGAATATGCCGCCGGCTCTACGCCGTCCACGTTTACAGCGTTGAGCGAAGGCGACACCTTTAGCGCTGGCACAAGCGTTATAAGGGTAACCGCGGACGCGCCACAATTTGGCGCCCGCGCTTATACGGTGCAAAGGACCGATTCAGGCGGCGCATATGCGGACGCTTATACCATCAACTTAAATGTGCCAGATGGAACCGGGACAACGCGCACGGATGTTTTTGTCAGCACGGACGCGCCACCACAAACCACATTTCAAAGCCAAGACACCATTGACAAGGGCCACATTGCGGAAAGGTTGGCATTTGAACAACAGGCCCGCCTGGAACTTTCAACCGGCGTCATATTTGACTATCAAGGCAATTTACTTCGCGGCGTTTGGAGTGGCTCAACTGAGACGAAGGAATTGGAAGACGGCGGCATGATGGAAGGCTATGACGTCACATTGACAAGCTCGCGCTTGCAATGGGTAAACGCTGGCACTCAACCAATAGTCGGCGCCACCATTCGCAACGCTGGCAAGCGCTACAAGATTGAAAGCGTCATCACTTTGGGCAGCGCCTTTGAATTTGGACTAATGAAAAAGCAATAATGTTGGGCGCGGAAACAAGTTTCAAAATGGATATGAAGCACTTCAATCGAGTGCTTTCAAAGTATTCACATTTGACGAGCAAGAGCATGGTTGAAACTGTCAACCACCGCGCCGCCAACATCGCTTATCAGTCAATCAGGTTTACGCCCAAAACAACACCGGCAAAAATTACGTCCGAAATGTATGCCGCCTCGAAAGTTGACGCGCGCGCACCATTGGCGGCGGTATTGGTTAACTACAATCGCGGCCGGCAAGGCAAGAAAGGTCTTTACGGGCGCTACATGAAGAAGGCCATCAAGACCACAATCCGCTACCGAAAACACGGAGCAAACTTTTACAAGGCGGCATGGTATGGAGCCCTCGACGATTTACAAGGCCACGCCAAAAACGTCAGAAAAACGCCGCGCAATAAAAGAGGTTTTAGAAACAAAGGTAGCGCCCGGCCAGAACGCAACACGCGCACCAAGAAACCTTTTGCAATTGTAAGGCATGGCGTGCGATTTGGTAGTGATGTAAAGCCAGCGCGTAAAGCCTTAGCAAAAGCAATGCGCCATGAAGTGCGCGACATGTCAACATATATTCGACGTAAGCTTGGTAAGGAATGGAGAAAAACAAAAACTTTTAGATGAGCTACCGAAGTCAAACAGAAGCCGCATTGAAGACTTACCTTGAAGGCAAGGTTGGCGTGCCGGTTTATGCCGGGACAAGTGACCAAGTCAAAGAAATGCCTTGCGTCATTGTTGCATATGTTGGCGGGGCTGAAACGCCACCACGCACCGGCAACATGGAGGTGACCATAGAAGTAAGCATCCATAGCGAAGTAGGAGAAGACGCGCAACCGGGCGCGCTGGCGACTCACAATGAGCTTGTTGACAAGGTTGAGCAATCGCTATTTGAGCCGGACATTTTAGGCGTAAACAGCGCCACCGATTTTCACCTGTTTGGCGTCAATGATTACAGCGGCATTGAGCGCGACACCGAAGGCACAATTTTAAGGGAAACGATAACCATCGCCGGGCCTTGCGCGCTTGGCAACTTTTAACAATTAAGAAAGAAAACAATGGCAATTAATACAAAAGGCAAGCCGGTAACATACGGCACAAAAACCGGCGGCGGTATAATATCACTTGTAGCATCAAGAGTTTCAGCTAATGGCACGCTTTACAATGCTTTTGAAGGCAGCATGTACGCCAGCGAAATTCGTATATCATACGACAGCGACCAAAACACCGCCGTCAATGGTGAAGGCGAAACTATTAGCTATTGCGTATATAATAAGCGGCGCACGCTATCGCTGACGGGGATAATGGTAAACACTGCCTCTGGTACCCCAGATGGAACACCAGACAATATTACAAACGCTGACGCTACTTTTGCAAAAAGAATACTGCCGGGTGATGATTTGCATATAGGAATGGGCGCTGCCGCTGAATGGCCTGAAGTACAGGCTGACGACACTTCACATTTTACTGTTGGCTCAAACACTTACGCTGATGGAGAAGGGGACTACGTCATAACCAGCATTGAAAAGACTAGAAGCAATGGCGCCTTCGCTGAATGGTCAATTACAGCTATTGAACACGTTACTGCCGACGTCAGTGCAAGCGATACAACATTTGATTAATGTCTGATACTTGGCTCCAAGCTTGCGTGCCGGGCGCCCGCACCGTTGGTAACGTGAAATTAAAACCTTTCACGTTTGGGCATGCCTTGTTGCTTGAGCGCATAGGCGTTGACATTGTTTTAACGCGCCAAGACTTCCACGCCTTTGTTGGTATTTGCTCAAGAGATTATGAGCAAGCCAGCAAATGGCTTGAATGGTATTTGTCGCCAATTGGTCAATGGTTTTATGGTTGGAAACCTATCTTTTGCAACATTACCGAAGCGATTACGCAAGCAATTGATTACTTGGTTCAAAACAAGCAATTGCCCGAAGTAATGCAAAACGAAGACAGCAATTTAGCCGGCAATAAATTCGGCACGCCTGACTTGCAAGCCGCCAGAACAATTGCCATCTCAAAGTTAAATTATGACCCGCAAACAATCAATGACGCGCCGCTAGGTCAGTTGTATTGGGATATTCTAAGCAACAACGAATTGAACGGCGGCGCCCGAATTATTGAAGGCGAATTTGCGCAAGGTTTGCAAGAGTTGCAACGCCTGGCCGATTTGAGAAAGCCCCAGGAATAATGAACTTAAAAGCAAAAGTAGGTTTAGACACGGGCGGCTTTGACGCGGGAATAAAACGCATGAAAACCAAGGCTGACGCTTTTATTGCTAAAACAAACAAGCAGTTAAAGCGACCCGATGGCCTTTCACGCGTTGGTCCATTTGCGGCGCTTGCAAGTATTCCAATCGTTGGAAGCATGCTTGCCGCTGGCGCAAAGAAAACCTTACCAGCCGAAGAGGCAAGCCGCATTCGGGATGAATCAAAGAAAATAGGCGTTAGCACTACAACCTTTCAAGAGCTCGATTATGCAGCGCGCCAAAGCGGCGGCAGCATTCAAGACGTTGGCAAAGCCTTCAAAGCCTTGTCGCTTCGCCAGCAAGACGCCATAAGAGGCAACAAGGAATACACCGAAGCTTTTGCGCGTTACGGCGTGACCGTCGATGAACTCAAAGCCAAGAAACCGCAAGAATTGTTTGCGCTCATATCCAAGCAAGTTGAGGGCGGCGTTAATAAGGCAAATGAACTGGCGGACGTTCAACGCTTGCTTGGTAAATCAGGCACTGAATTACTGCCAACAATGCAAGCGGGCCTTGGCGCTGCAATGACAGAAGCCGCGCGCATTGGCGCGCCATTGTCACCAGAGCAAATCAAGAAATACAGCGACATGGGCGACCAGATGACAAAAATTGGTCAATTCGGTGCAAAGACTTTTTATCAATCATCTGAAAAAGTTCCCGGCATTGGCAAAGCCGTAATGGCTGTTGAATTAGCCAGCAAGCTCATTGATTACTTCACGCAACAAAACCCGAAAGAACAAGAAGCTTTGTTACGAGGAATTAAAGAAAACACCGCGCCACTAAACCGCCCATGAGTATTAATTTCAAAGGTTCAACAGCGTTATCCGTTGAGAATATCCAGCGCTCATTTAGCGAGGCCAATGGATGGGAAAGCGTATATACTTACAAGGGACCATGGGCAGCAATTGACGCCGCCAAAACCAACGCCGCATACGTTGGCAACGCTTCGCGCGTTAACGTGCAGCAAGAGCCGGGCGCCTATGGCGTGCTTGAGGTATCCTTTGCAAGTCAAGACAACAGCGCCGGGCAAACAACAACGTCAATTCCTGACACGGACAACTGGACTTTTCAGCCGTATAAAATGCAGAGCCCGGTTGAGCAAGCGCCATACTTTGCCGGACTCGATGAGGCGCGCCCAACAAGCGGCGGCACTTATAAAGCATACAAGCAACGCCTAATAACCGCCGTTGACGCTTACAAGGCGGCAGTGCAAGCAGCCAATCAAGCCGGCTCAAGTTATGACAGCCCTATTGATTTAACTGGTTACCTTGCCGACTTCACCAGCGGCATGACAACAACACAACAGCAACTTGCGCGCGACTTGGTTTACATGCTTGTGCTTGGCGAGGAAACCTATGAAACCAGCAAATATAGTTTGCGCAATACTCGCATTGTGCCAACCAACACAACGCTTGCAGTTAGCCATTATTATGAAGGCTACCAATGGACAACCAACCGTCTTGTTGATTTGATATTGCAGCAAAAAACAGACGCGACAAAATACGCTATTTGCGGCGACTTACTATCCACCTTTGCCGGCACCTACTGGTTGAAAGAGGCGCCCATCATTAATGAATTATCTGGCGGGAAATTTGAAATCGTCCAGGAATATACCAATTACGCTGCCGGTGAAAAAAGCTATCTACTTTTTCCTTACTACTCATGAGATTTCGACGATTAACAAACTTCAACGTCAGAGGAATTCTTGACGCTATCAAGCAACTACAGGAAGCAGTCGAAAGCCTACAACCGCGCCAATCAAGCGGGACGCTCATCAGTCATAGCTCAAGCGGCGTTACCATTCGCGCCGCGCGCGCACGCGCCACCGGCTCGACAAGCGCGCCAACAGCGGACCAGCCCGCGCGCTGGCAGTAAAAACAGAACGATTCGCAACTTATTATTAGAAAGCACTAGTTAACTTAGTTTTAAATTTGGTGATATTATGGGAACAGAAAAATTCATGGCATTTAAGGAGGACGGTACAGCATACCGCCTCAAAGGGCGCATACTTCGATTCTTAGACGCAGAACCGGTAAGCAGCGCAGACAAGAGCAACATGCGAAGCTCGCTTGGCATAACCTCACAAGGTGGCCTTGGGGATTTGCTCGCGGCAAACAATCTTGATGACGTAGCCAGCAAGGACACTGCCAAGCTAAATTTGGAAGTCCCCAACGTAGGCACAGCAGCCAACGAGGTTCCGCTTTGTGGATTCTTGGGGAGTGGCGCATTCCGCGAAAACGATTGTATAGTTAGTGAGCATACTAGCGTTGGGACGGACGCTGGTGGAGTGGCTGTGAATTTTTACTCAAACAATGCTACGCTTCATTGCGTGAAAAACGGTCCAGTTGTCAGCGTCACTGGACGCTTAATGGTGCAGACAACTAGTGCTACCAATCAACTGCGATTCACGCTTCCGTATGCAGTTGGCGATTTTGGAAACTCAAGCGGAAACGGTTTTGCGAGCGTTGGTATAATTGACAGCTCCGCTGGGACATACACCGCTGGTTACGCCACGTTTTCCGAGGGGAACGACTACGCCCAAGTGCGGCACACGCCAGAAGCGAACGACGAATTTTATATCTCTTTTACGTACCACACTAACGCATAGCATTATGTCCTATTCAAATTCATTTCCCACACAACGGCCCATCCTCAACCTAGACTTTGCGAATTCTGGCAAGCTCGATAGTCGTCTCAGCTACGCCCGTTCAAGCACGGGGACAGCGTTCAGTGCAGAGCGGCATCTGTCCTCTG